ATCATTATTGCCTTGCTGAGAAAGCATTTGTTGTATTAGGTCTTGAACATTTGGGTCTGATAAAATTTCTTGCTCTGTTTGTTTCTCAACACCACCACCGTCTTGATAACCCATTAACGAAGATATACCCATTCTGCTTATTGTCATTATTATCCTGAACCATATTGCTGTTGCGGATTAAAGAAGCTGCCCAATCCACCCAAAGCACTTAATCCTGCACCCAGTCCTGCCTGTAAAGCTGATTGCGGTACGCCGAAGGTTGTAGCTGTTTGACTGAATCCTGCAGGTACTGATTGTACAAATGGTAGCAACGATTGCATTTGTTGCATCGGAGCCATTTGATATTGCATAGCGTTAGCTCTAGCTGCGTCTAATTGTGCTTGTTGCTGTCCTTGAGTCATTCCACCTATTCCTAGTGTTCTTTGTATGTCCGCTTGTGCGGCTTGTTGTGCTTGCTGTCCTAGTCCTGACATAGCGCTACCCGCACCGAACTGTGCTTGTTGTCTTTGTTGTCCTATTTGTGCTTCCGTGCCACCCAATTGACTTAATTGGTTGGCTAATGTCTGTTGTCCTGCTAAGGCGCTTTGTCCTGCTTGTGATAAAGCCTGTTGTCCTGCCTGACCATATCCTGCCAATGTAGAACCAAGTCCTCTCATTCCCGCAGCTCTTTGTCCTGCTACGTTGGCTAAACTTCCGCCTAATCCAGTTAATGCTTGTTGTTGTCTACCAAATTCACCCAATGCTGATTGCTGTGCTTGTTGATATCCTCTACTTCTTATACCACCTATGGCTTCACCTAAGCCTCTTCCTAGCGCTTCCTGTCTTTCTGTAGCACCAAGCCTTGCTCTTGAACCAAAGGCTGATTCGCCACCTGTGCCGATATCCGATGCTCTTGCAGCTATGTCTTGTTTTGCACCTGCTTTCATGACATCTCTTGTGGTTTGGTCAACGACTGCTTGTTCGTATGGGTCGTAGAAATCCTGTGTCATCCCTTGATTAAATCTACCAGTGCCACCTTGTCTTAAATAATCACTAGCCTGATTTAATCCTGCACCGTATTGTTTTTCTGCGCCTCTTGCTATACCTGCAGCTTCACCCAATCCACCAAACAAAGATTCTAGTCCTTGCTCTCTAAATGCTTGTTCTTGACCAACACCACCTGCAACACTACCTAAAGCCTCTCTACCGAGACCTCTCGCTGTGTCTGTGCCTCTAAATAAATCTTGTAGACCTGCTCTATATGAGCCGCCCGCTTCTTCCAAGTATGGTGTCTGTATGCCTGTAGCTTGTCTTGATAGCTGTATAGCTCTTTGTTGGTCAGGAGATAATCCCGCTACTTGCTGAGGAGCCACAATTGGATTTCCTTGCTCATCAAAGAAAGACCTGTTACTTGCTTGAAATGCTTGTTGTAAAAAACCCGGACTGTAAGAATCTGTGCCGGGAATACCTGAGCCATAGAATAATTCCCTTGTTGCAGGGTCTAGGCTTCTGAATTGTTGTTGTACGTCTACTGCTATTGGTCCTTGTTCTTCAGCCATTATGCCACGCCTCCAAAGTGTTCCATGAGTTTATACATAACTCTTGTACCTGAGTCACGACTTGGGTCGCCGTTAGGAGTTAGTGTCAATATGCCGTTACTATCATTAACATCAAATGCGCCCGCACCTTTAACTGCTTTGGCTGTCATTACAAACTCACCATCGGAAAGCATTGCAGGTATATCATCTGAAGTTTCAGTACCCGGACCGTCTATTTGTCCATCCATTACTGGGAAGTTAGCAGGGTCTATTGGCACATCACCACCCTCTGCCATGGCTACTGCTCCGCCTTGTGCAAAAGCCATAATGCCGCCTTGTGCTGCTCCTCTAGGAGTTCCGCCTTGTAAAGCAGGCATACCTTGTGGGTTTAATCCGTATTCTACTCTGCTTGGTGCTTCTTCGCCTTTTTGTCTAGCCACCTCAGCAGCTACATTGTATCTGCCTAGTTGGTCCATAGTCGTTAATGGTGTTAATGGTACGCCTTTATTATTCTTGGCATCTTCGTAAGCTAATTTGCCGACCAATCCTGCTAGTCCTGCAATACCTAAGTTTCCTAAGCCACCGCCTGAGCCACCACCAAACATTCCACCTTCCCTTACAGAGTCGCTTGACTTACCTTTTAAAAAGTCTTCTATAAGACCAATCCTGCTTTGTCCCGGCGTACCTCCTCCAAATATTCCACCAAGAAAGTTTCTTAATCCTCCACCGCCTGTTTGTGTTTGTGAGCCTCTAACCTGTGCTAAAACATCTGCGGGAGAGAAAAGATTTCCGTCTTTATCTGCAAGCATGCCTGACTCACCTTTCACAGTGTAGTTTTCACTAATATACTTCATTTCTTCAGGACTTGGCATATCGCTTGAACTTGGTTGATAATTTGCATCAATAAATTGCCCATCTTGTCCGCCACTCATATAATCTACAGGTTGGTCGCCACCGCTAAACAAACCAAAGTAACCTTGTTTTTGGTCATCTCCGTATTGTTTCGCCATGTTTTTGCCGTATTGAAATGGCTTAAACTTGCCATCAATACTACCTATACCTGAAAAAGCCTTACCAAATCCACCGCCAAGGTCTTTAAAACCACCTGATGTTATAGACTTGAGTGCGCCATCTTTACCAAATACTTTTTGACTACCGCCTGAAAATACAGTCATTAAGTCTCCAATGCCGCCTTTACCTTTAGCAATGTTTAATGCAGCACTACCTTTTTGATATACAGCAGCAAAAGGCTGCCATGGCCCGGGAATGATTGCAGCTACTGGTGCTATCTTCTTAACAACCTTTTTAAGTCCTTTAGCTATTTTCTTTAAGAATCCAAACTCAGGATTACCTGTAATTGGATTAATAGACATGCCGCCACCAACAGTATATTCATCAGGGTCTAAACCCATGTTCATCATATCCTGCTCTAATCTTTGTCTTGTTTCAGGCGTTATAACTGGTGGAACCACCATTTCGCCTTGTGCAACGTGTGCTAAATAGTTGTCTTCATCTCTGCCGAGTCTTGCTATTCCTTCGCCACTGTTGTCGATTCTATTCATCATTTTAAAATTTTACCCTATTTCTTATGGTTTTGACCAACTTCTTGCATAAATTCTTTCATATATTCTTTTGACTCATCCTTACATACTAGCCAAAAAACCAACAAATACCTGTCTCCACTTACAACAGGCAATCCTCTATGCATGTGAGTTAGACTAGGAAAGATTAAAGCATTACCCGTAGGCAAAGGCTCAACCGTTCCTTTTCTCATAAACTCAGTACCACCACCTTCATAATCTCCTGTATTAAGAGGTACTACTATACTTATATCAGAACTAGCATCGTGATGCCAAGCTCCCTGTTTTTTATCTTTTAAATTGTAGTTAGCTATCTGTATATTACCACCAGTAACGTGCCTATTCCAAATACTTAGTAATATTGGATTAATAACCGAATCAACCACCTGCATTAATGAGTGATAAAGCTGTGGACATTTGTCGTACAAAACTATTTCAGGTATTTGTCGCAGCTCATCTTCTTCTTCATTAGGTTCAAAACCAAAATGCTGTGTCATGTTGTGCATTTCATTAATAAGCAGGTTGCATAGCTCTTTGCTAAACAAAGGCACCGTATGTACATCCGGCAAAGGTTCTTTAATAATAGAGTTTAAAGGTAAGTTATCTAAACATTCTGCTCTTTCATTATAAAAATCGCTAAGTATTGGTAATGTTTCTTTTGCTTTTTGTAGTGTTTCTTTTTCTACGAACCAGTCTGACGCAAAGCCAAGTAAAAGATTTTTTAATTGGTATTCTTGTTCTATGTTAGTTTGCGCCAACATCCAACAATCTTATTGTGGTGCTACTAGAGACAAAGCCATTTGAAAGTCATTCATATCAAATTCAGGGTCTTGGCTTAATACTTGTATTATAACCTGTTGCGCCTGCATAGATACTTCTGAATCTATTGGATTATTTAATATAGCCATAACTTCTTGCTCATAGCCATTTTCAGCTAATGGTATAAATATTTCTTGCATGACTTGCTCTTTAGACATTTCAATCTCAGCCATACCTTCTTGTTGTGACATGTCAGCCATACCACCTTCTCTAAATCTAGGTACGCCACTATCTATAGCTCGCATTACATTGCCTTTCATGCTTTGTATTTTTATTTTTTCTTCGTCTAGTTTGTTAATTTGATTTGCAATCATTTGCGCCCTTTGATTATCTCCATCTCTTACAGCCATTTCGTACTCTCGCATCATATTTTCTATTTGACTTTCTATTGAAAACATCATGCCTTCAGGAGACCTGTCGCCAAACCTAGGTTCGTTGTCATTCATGTTAGGAGACATTGCTTGTTTAAACTTTTCCATTTCTTTGTTAGAAATAGCACCCATGGTGCCACTTGTTACTTGACCTATTAAGTTTTCTATTCTTGATTTTAAATCTGCCATAATAATTTCCTATCTAATATTTACTGATATGTTACCACCAGTTATAACAGAGACAAAGCCTAAGCTAGCTGTTGCCTCATATCCTTGTTCATTAAATAACGTCAAATCAATCCATTCATTGCCGTTATACACCTGTAATACGTTATGTGTTGTATTCCATATTACATCGCCTTGTACAAAATTCAATTCTGATAACTCTGTAGCGTTAAACCTAGGTGTTCTGTTAGGGTCAAATTGACCCAAGTTAATCTCTAAAACTCTAACCAGTCTATTGAAGACTTCAGGCGTTACCTCTTGCGTTGCTAAGGGCAGCCTGCTTGGTAATAATTTAGCCATTACCTTCTACCGTCAGGTTGGATATCTAGTCTTGTATATCCTAATCTCCACTTATAACCTGTTCTGTTACCTACTGCAGCATCATCATCGCTTTGCAATCTCAATACAGCCTGTCTTCCTCTTGCTCTTACATGCACTTGGTCGGTGTTATTTGATATGTCTGTGGTCGCCTTGGTGGTCAAAGATTCGCTTGGTGCGTTTCTAGTTTTAAGCAACATATTTATCTGCGGAACACCTGTATCAACATTAGTGCCATAAAATTTTACATCGGGCATGATTCTTCTGATAAATGTAAAGTTGTTGCCCTCTTGTAAGTCAAAGTCTGAGCTTTCAATAAAGACCCCATCCATAGGTGAGCCATCTGCATCATCGCCGTCTTCTTGGTTAAACAGATAATTATTAGCAGTGGCTAATGGTTTACCGAATACATTTTGGTCAACCCAAGCGGTTCTAACCAACTGACCAATAGACCAAACGCCTTCTAAATAGTTGTATATGACATATCTTGATACCTCATCAGTTCCATCACTTTCTGCAGGATAGAACCACCACACCTCATTAAACTCTTTGTTTAATAGTGCAAAGACTTTAAATGCTTGACCCAAATCTAAATCTTCTTGAACATAACTTAATACACTGCAAGGTAGTTTTTGAACTGCACCGTTGTAAGAATAGAAACCATCATCGCCCATCCAAAAGACTCCATTAGGAGAGTTAATAGCTGCATTAGGTCCAATCATACCTGTGCCTTCATTAATTAAATTAACTGCAAAAGTTAATGGCGGTCCAACAAACTGCATACTATACATAGAAGTATCAGTCCATATTAGTGTTTCTTGTCTTGCTCTTAAGCCACCTCTGATTTCACTACCTGAAGATAATCTTAGAGAACCTGCTGTATTTGTAGTTTTTGGCTCCCACTCGGTAATGCTTTCTTGGTCTGAGAAAGCTATGTTCATAGGGTCAACAACGCCTGTTCTTGCACCACCTGATACTGGGTCTGCGCCTAATACAATAACGTGCCTGTCCGTATCACTTACTATGGTTTGTAATCCAACTGTAGGTGATAAGTTTGCACCGGAAAGCGTAGTGATATCTACAGCTCTTGTAGTAGTGCCGTTGGACTCATCCCAATAATAAATACTGCCACCCCTAGGATGCAATATTAAATCTTCACCAAAGTTATCTGATGACCATAATCTTAATTGGTTAGCAAAGCTTAAGCTAGTAGAGGCACCAAAAGCACCTTGACCCCAATTACCTGAGCCATATCCTGTAGATTGTATAAATACGTCCAAACCTACAGTTAATTGGTAAGCTGCATCAACTCCTGAGCCGCCATTTCCTGTATCACTACCATTTGCTGTAGCCGTTGCTGTAAACGTAAATGTATTTGCACTTGGTACTGAAACCACCTGATACTCTTGATTTAAAACGGTTGCAGTGATATTACCACCAAGACTTACTGCGCCACTGAAAGTAACAAAGTCATTTACCACAACTCCGTGAGTAGAATCTGTTGCTGTAATAGTTGCAGAGCCATTTGTGGCAGCAAAAGTTACACCATTGGTTGTTGTTGCTCTTATAGGAGTTATGTCGTTTAAGCTTGTGCCTTCAAGTATGTATGCTTTTAAATGCGTGCCGATATATAAGTATTTATTACCTTCTAATGATATCCATGGAAATAGGTTACGACATGTACCTAAAAATGATGTAGTGGTTTGTTTTGTCCAACCGCCTATTTTTTCTACAAAGCCTTTGCGAAATCTGACAAGAGAAGCATCAAACCAACCACCCGCATTAGTGTAACTGGTTCCTTCTCTGTCTATTCCTGCTTTAAATTGAAACTTTGCAAACGGCATGTTTCATCTTCTAAGCTATTCTAATAATAGCTGTAGCTGCTGCTTTAGCAGGAAATACTATAGTAAAGTCGCCTGCTGTTGATGTCTTGTCACCACCAAAGTCAATAGTTGCTACTGACTTATCACTGTTAGTATCGTTGTAAATCATACAACCTCTAGCTGTGATAGTAGCTGTACTAAATGTTAAATCAGAAAAGTCAGTTACTGCAGTAGTTCCAGTAGCAGAAGGCGTTACATTGGTTAATGCAGCTCCACCTGATGTATAGTTTGTACCACTTGCTTGTCCTGTAGTTGTAAAAGCAGTTGTTGCAGCACCCAAAGTAGCCGAACTGGTGTACAAAGCCAACTTAAAACTATTACCGCTTGAGTTGGTAAAGTTGTGCGTTCCTGTCAAAAGCTCTACTTTAAAGCTTGTTGTAAGAGTAGATGTAATTGCCATATTAAATACCTTTTATTATTTTTGCTAAATCTTCACTACCTCCACTAGATAAATCTTGAATTAAGGTAGCCTTATAAGATTTTAAAGCATTTTTAATATATATCAAACAAACTTGGTAAATTAAATCTTGGTAAGCTCTAGCCTGAGCTTTTACATGTTCTTCATTATCGTCCGAAAAACCAACTATTTTTTCTGTTAATTGCTTTGCCCAAAACTCAGGCGGATGACCTCCGAACTTGGTTGTAGCTACCTCAACCATGCCCAATTCAGGCACTCCGTCAGGCGTTATTTTTATTACCATTTATTTGGCTCCGGCGCTTTAAGGTGACTGTCATACCTGTCTGCAATTTGTGGCAGTATTTGTTTTTTTTGTACTTTAAGCTCGCTAATTTTTTTTACTTCTAAGCCATCTTTACCCTGAACAGGAACATAAGGGTCTTTTAAACGATGATATCCATACAGTCTTTGTTCACCGGGTATGTTGGTATCTAGCAATGAGCTGCTAGATGCTACCTCAACCTGAATACCTTTTTCCATGCATTTTACTAACCAAAACTCTACACAGGCTCTTCCTGCTTCTGCAAAATATAAGTTGTTCTTATATGTAAAATCTATACCAAATAACTTTATGTTGGCTACATCATTCCAATAAGCAAAGGCAACCGCATAAGCCACCGTATTGTTTAGATAATGACAATTGGTTTCTTTTACTATTTCTTGTACAGGATATTCAACAAGGTTTTTACACCTTGCATCATTTTCACATGTATAAATAGGCTTGTTGTGATTTGTCAGCAGTTCTTTCATGCAGTCAGTTTGTCCGCCTGCGTCTTGTGTATCAAGAAACCTACTTGGCGGGTCCATCATAAACACACGGTCATGAAATATTACTGAAGCCACAGCATTAATTGCCCATACTTCATCAAATTTTACGCTGTGTGATTTTGCAAGGTTGTAGTCAAACCAACTTTTGCCTAGACCGACAATAGCTACAGTTTTACCTTTAAGTTTTTTGATTGGTTTCATATTATCTCTCCTTAACTGAAACTTATGTTACATTTGTTCTTAGTGAATCATACCTCATTTCGTCCCTAGTATCTCTTCCTTCACCTAGGTTCTTTAATCTTAGTAAACTTTCTTTAAATCTTGCTTCATACAAACCAACGTCATTAGGGTCTAACTTTAAAAATACCGCACCCTCTAACAAACAACCGTATAGCAAGGTGTCAGGTGCATCTGTAGACAAATATGTGGTTCCTGAGTCACCCCCTGCGGTTAATGATGCAGGCTGTGCTAAATAATGTAATTCCATAGAATAGTTTGTGTCAGGAACAGGAGCTATTTCAAAAGAACCTTGGTCAAATATAGCGTAATATCTTGGCTTTCCTCTTGTGGTTGTATCGGTTACAAATTCTTTTATAAAAGAGTTGTGTTTTAAATCTAGGTAATCATAGTTGTTTGAGCTTATAACAGCCAATGAAAACGGTGCTAAAAAATCAGCAGGTGTGTTTAAAAATCTATTATCTTGTGAAACATTACCCTGTACATTTTTTCTTTGGTCAGGAATCTGTACTGATTTAAGTATTCTTTCTTCTGCTTGTAAAATAATAGTATTAAGGTTATTTACAAAAGTTGTTTCATCACTTTCTAAGTAATCTTGTATCGTAGTTTTTAATGTTGCTAATGTAAAACTCATGATGTTGTTATTGTAACTGTCCCTACTGCACTTGTCATGCTGTCGGGAATGGTTAATTTTTGACCTATTATGCCTAAGTCATAGTTTGTATATACTGTAAAACTTGTTGGCGATACGCTTGTATCAGGTCTTGGCTCTCTTACAGCTTGTGGGTCAGCAATCTTTTTTACTGGATTTAACTGGGGATGCTTAGACTCGTAACATTCAGGACATGTTTTTAAACCATTCCATTCTTTGCGTAACTCTCTTAAGCCATATCTAAAGCCACATCTATCGCAAATTGCATAAGCGTTTTTGTTAGATGCAAAAGCCATTATGCGATGTTATAGCTAGATATATCAGGGGTTATGCTAAAAGAAGCTCTATCTTCATCTGTATCTAAAGCTCTTTGGAACTCTTCCTCATATATTTGTTTGAGTAACCCAGTTCTGTCAGGACTTTTTTTAATTGATATGTAGTAAGCAAGACCTGCTGCTAAACATGGATAAAACCTAAATGGTAACTGTAATGTATTAGTAGCTGCATCTACATCATCCATTCTAGTAAGCACGTTTAAATGCACAGTATATGTAGTATTTGCATCCGGGGTTGGATATACGCTTATTGTTGGTGATATTTGTTTATCTACAAAAAACTGCAAAGGCGTTCCTGTTGATGATTTGTTGGGTACCGCAGAGTAATCGCTTCTTGATAGTCTAGTCATTTGTATGTCTGAGTTTTCAGAATTTACAGTTTGTCTCATAAATGCATCTAAGACATCAATTGCTGCTGTGCTGTCTGTTTGGTCAATATTATAAGATGTTGTACCTGCGACCATGGTTATGGTTTTTTCTTTTATAGTCCACTGATTTAGACCACGGTTTGCCCATTCAGCCAACAATAAATTAAGACTTCTTCTAGCTGTTCTTAGGTCGTAAGCAGTTCTTAGCTCTAAGCCACACCTTTCAAATGCCTCTTCAATGTAATCGGCTACATCTAGTTCAAAGTTTTTTGAGCCTGATACTGCCATAATTTACTTCTTAAGTTTTCCGCCTCTACCAAGTTTTTTGACACCTGCTTTGCCACCCATACGCATTTTTTTAACGCCTGCTTTGCCGCCACCCATCATCTTAACAACACCTGATTTTGGCATAGCTCCACCGCCTGCCATTTTAACAACGCTGCTGTCTTTCATGGATTTAGCTAATTCAGATTTGTCTGAGTTTGACAATCCGCCTACTAACTTTTTGAGACCTTTTAATGATTTTGCCATTATTTACTCCTTCTTTTTAAAATATTTTGGAAATCTTCTACATTCCAATTATTATAATAACCTATTTTTTGCAATCTTTCAGACGCTTTGTTTAATTCATCCAATCTTTGCATGAAGACCATATTATAGCTTTCTTCAAAATGTGGCTCAAAGTGTTCTTGTTCTACCACTTCTTTTGCTTCATGGTCTTGATGAAACCCCATTACCCAAAGGTTATGCGGTTGCAAATAAGAGTTTAACATCAATATTCTGCTATCAAAATGAAAAGCATCAACATCCATGTTTAAATCACAATATATAACAACATCCTTGTCTTTGGGAAAATCTTTGCTTATGTCAATTAAATCTGTCCAATAAATACAATTAGACAAAACCACATTTACCTTTTCTGTTTCCCATGTTTTTTTAGCAAAAGGACATACAGGGTCTTCAGTTTCTAAAACCTCTTTTGACCAATCTCTAATTTCTTCTTTTATAGAAGCCTGCGTAATCATTTTGCAAATGTTTTTACATTAGTTGGCTTACCACCAACTCCTTGTTTTTTTGACCTTTTTCTACTTACTGCTGATTTTTTTTCTGACTTAGACATTCTATTAGCAACTGCTTTGGGTACGCATTTAGGGTATTTTCTTTTAGAGCCTTTGGCTTTTTTTCTACCACAACTGTCATAGCCACCACCTTTTTTTGGAGAACCTATGTCAACCCATTCTTCTTTAAACCATTTACCTAAACCCATTACCTACCACGCATTTTAGTAACTTTTCTTCTAGGCTCCATCACAGCACCACAACCTTTTGCTATAAAGCCGCCTGTACTTGCTTTAATTACACCACCTGTAGCAGCTTTTTTAGCTCCTGAATATTTACCGCCTCTTTTCTTGTATGTTTTTACAAGCCAAGCATTTGCATAAGCAGAGGGGTAAACGTCAAATTTTCTTTTAGCTTCTGATTTTACTCTGCTATATAAACTTTTATTGGTTACATTGCTTGGTGTTTTTGATTTAGCCATTAGCACTTCCACCTTTTTCTTGCTTGCCTAATTCTTGAATTAGGGTCGTTTCTAGTTTTAGCAGAGCTACGCTTTAATTGTCCTAAAGACCTTGCGCAATAAGACTTACGTCTTTTAGCTGCTTTGCTACCTTTTTTAACTTTGCCTGTTACGGCTGTTTTGAGCTTTGACCCGGGATTAGCCTTTCTATAAGCTTTCACACCTTTCTTGGTCATGCCCGCACCTGACTTGGTAGGGCGATAATTACCGCCCTTTCCAGTCGTCTTTTTTATAGGCTTGGCTTTTTTTCTAGGCTTTTTTACTGCCATAAGAAATTTTAACCGTAGTTCTTAATAAGTGTAAGGACTATGACATAGGTATCACCACTGGTATGACCAGTCGTGGTTAAAGCTATGTCTCCAGTTTTTCCACTAGCTGCAGCAGTATTTAAAATACCACCAAATTCAGAAAAATCTTCTGAATCTGCATAGTCAGAGTTTAGGTCCCAACACACAGTATTGGTGTCAGCAACCCATAAGAGCCTTGCACTCATGCCAAAAGTAGAATAAACAATCTTTCCAAGCTTTACGCCTGTGCATGCTTGCCCATTACTACTTGATGATAAGGCGCTTACATCTACCTTGGTGACAGCAGACTCGCCTGTGCCATCAGAGGTACTTGTAAGCTGAATTACAGCCAGTCTTTCACCATCTACTATAGTTGTTGATGTTACTGCATCTGCCATAATCTACTCCTTATGCGTCAGCAAATGGTGTTACTATTGTTCCTGAACCAACTAATAATGAATCATGAACAAGGTATGTAGCTGTATCGATAGCTGTAACCTGTACAACACTACCGACTATACCGCCCTTTGTAGAACCATTTAAAGTCATAACATCGTTAGAAGCTCCCGGTACAAAAGCTTTTTTTGCTCCATCGTCTACAGCAACAATTACTGCGCCTTTAAACTTGTCAGTACCATCAGTTAAGATGTCTAAGTCTGTTGCTGCTGTTTCTATATAGAAATAGAAAGAAGCACCAATGTTATTAGCCTGATTAGGGTCTGTTGGGTCGCTTGGTGTTGTTGTAACAATTGATGGTAAAGTAAATTTACCGTCTGCATCATTACATAATAAAATTTTGCCTGCATGTGAATCAACAGTTAGTGTTGTATCTGCTGTTAAGCTAACACTGCTGTTTACACCTGCTGTAATAAATCCTGCCAATGACTTGACTGGACCTGAGAATGTTGATTTTGCCATAATTTCCTCCTAAGGAAATAAGTCTTACCATCTTGGCTTGTCTGCTAGGTCAGTTGGTAAAACAAGTTAATTAATCCTAGTCTATTGATTGTATATTAGTTTTAGAAATAAAAAAAGGGAGCCGAAGCTCCCCTTATTGGTTTTAAGAACCTTAAGCTCCTTGAGAACCAAAAACTCCACGCCAGTTAGAGACACCAAATGAGTATCTTTCTCTAGCTCTATACCTAATGTTACCTGTTGAAAATTCAGGTTCCATAGAAGTTTCCATTCCTGTTCTGTTGAACATTTTTAGACCTTCTCCATCTGCATTAACCGATGTCATAATGAAATAAGCATCAGGGTCATTTAGATAATGGTTTACGCTGAAACCATTTGGTATTGAAGATTGGTTTTTAATTGAGTTAATGTCATTATCTGATGTTGACACTCTACCCGGAGTATTTAAAAGTCTATCAGCCACAAATGTTAATTGTGGTGGAACGATTAATTTATCAGGTCTAACTGCAATAGTTAGGTTTCTGTCATCAACAAATGTTGATATATCAATTATGTTATCTTCAAGTGAAGTTTCATTTAGGTCAGCCATTGTTGTAGCTCTGTTACGAGCTGTACCACCACCCGCTAGCGGATGTGCTGTGGATATTAATTGCTGTCCATCACCAATAGCAAAATTAGCATCAAACGCATTGTTTAATACATTTGCTCCTTTTACTTCTTTGGTGTGCTGCATTGAACGTGCCAATGCTTTTGTGTATCTTCTACCTAATTGGTCATACAGGTTATCTTCAATAGCTTCTTCAGTTAAAGCAAAAGCAAGAGCCACAGTTTCGTGTGTGTATCTCGCTGTGTAGCCTTCTGAAGCACTATCAAAATTAACGCCTGCACCCTCTTCCTTGACAGGAGCTGCACCAAATCCAACTACAAGCACTTCTTCTTCAAAGGCTCTATCAGAGTCTTCTATAGAATATAGTTCTTTGTATTCTTCATTGTTTTCGTCATATTCAAGTCCAAAAAGTGCATTTAGACCGGGTTCTAATTCTTTCGCTAATTGCGACCTACTAATAGCCATCTAATTACTCCTTATGCTAAGCCTGCGCCTTTTACGCCTGCTATGTGATTTTGAATTACAACTAGAACATTTGTGTTTGCTGAAGCAACGTCTGAGTTATCAGGGTCTTGACTTACGTCAATTGCTTTTAGCGGCAAACTTGTTGCAGTTGCGCCTGTTGTTACGTCTAACTCTGCTCCTGAGATACCTGTATAGGTACTTCCTGAGTTTGTGTAGACGATATCGAAATTACCAAACAAGTCAGCCACTGGGAAAGTGTCGTCTGCTTGGATTTCAAAGACCGTATTAGGGTCATCGTGTACAAAAGCAATTATGTCTGAAGCGTTAGTGCTTGCAGGGTAATAATTACTAAATACTTGCTCTGATGTTGTTGGGTCTGTGTACATACAACCGTTGAATACGCCAACTATAGGAACTGTTCCACCATCTGCGTGGATTTCAACACCACCACCAGTAACTTGCATTACTAGGTCGCCTTGAAAAATACTTGTTCCGTAGTTTGCGGCTATTCTATAACGGCTTTGTCCGCCTGAATAGGGTGAGCCACCCATCATTCTTACAGGTTTTAGACCAAATGAAGCGTCTTTATTCGCCATGATTTCCTACCTTTTTTTTCCAAATGATACTTTAGACTGTCTATTAGAATCATACTTAACGTATCTATTGTTTCCTTGAACTTCGTTGAACATTGTATTATCCAGTGCTTCGTTCTGTTGCACGTTTCTATTTTTATAATGTTCGTTCCTTTCTTCAACAGTTTCTTTAGGTATTTTCGCTAATATCAATCCACCTACTGATATGACTCCTGCGTGTCTTCCATGCTCTATTGTAGGTAAAGGGAAATCAGGTATTTCGTCTTGTCTGACGAATTCCCATCCTTCTCTCATTCTAGCAGAAACATTGTTTCTGTCTTCTACACCTACATACTCTGACCTAATCCATCGGTATTGATATCCCTCAGGAGCAGGCGGAGTTTCAAGCATCCTCGCAGGCTGCCATGGTTTTCTTCTAGCGTTTTTATCGTGTTGCTCATCATCACGAGATTGGCGTGTTGTATTTTCAATTGCATCTAAATCCATTATTTTACTCCTTCAATTTTAACTATTTCTTTACCTACTCTTTTCAGCCACTCTTCTTGTGACATACCGTAAGGTTTCAAGTTGCTCTTTACGGAAGCATGGTTAGAATTAATCTTAATACCGCTTCTCTTCCCTTGTGTTCCTTGGCGACTTCCGGAGGAAGCAGAAGCAACTCTTTGCACAGTTGAGTTGGTATCTTTTGATACGCCTTCAGGTTTTTTCCTTAAATCAGGATAAACCTTTGTAAGTCTTTTGTCTAATTCTTCGTAATATTCATTATCATGACCATCAAAACCTTCGTTTATTAAGTCCTCATGAATACCCATTGCAGTGTATGTTTTGACTCTATCCTGTTGGAACCAGTCATTTTCTTTTTGCCATTCAACTGCTTTAGAATCAGGCTTAGGTTTATCATACACTGGTTGTTGTGTATTTTGTACACTTTGAGGTTGATTTCTAAAACTTTGTTCTTCTTGGCTTTGTAGTTGTACTTTAGCCAATCTTACTCTTTCTTCTTCTAAAGATACTTTATTAAGAAGCTCTACACTTTTAACCTCAAGGTCGGGGTCATTTGTTTCTCTAGCTTTTCTATATAAATCTTCAGCCTGCTGTCTCTGCGACTTAACACGATTTTCATATTCTTCAGTGTAGCTTTTGTCTAAAACACTGGCTCTACTTTTTACCGTGGCATATTCGCTAGATAAGTTTTTATACCTTGATTCAGCTTCGTTTGCTCTCATCTCAGCTTCTCTTATCTTGTCGTTAAGTTTATTAATTCTTTTTGATACACCTTTGGTGTATTTATCAAGCTCATCGTCACCGCCTGAGTCGGTTTCAACAACAGCTTCTTCATTAATAGGCGTATCTTCTACGTCTACAATAAGTTCTTCTGTTTCTACTTGATTTTCATTATTTATGTCGTTCATATATATTCTCCTTATACTGAAACAATGTCATCAGGGTTCAAAATAGTGGCTATAACTTCATCATCATTTAAAATTCTGACTTCGCTTTCATCAGCCAACCTAAACCTAGAACCTGCATATCTACCAATTAATATCCACTGTCCTTGTTCACACCAAGGTTTTGCAAACCTTTTAGTGTCTTTATAACAATCAGGACCCATGGCTACTACATAGGCAACAACAGTTGCTAGGGTTTCTCTATCAATGGTTTCCTTGACCAACTGGATTCCACCTTCTGATACTCCTTTACCTTTATACGGAAGTACCAACATGCGCCAACCAGTAGGTTGAGGCATCCTTTCAAGAATACTTTTATCCAATAAGCTAGGGTCTAAAACTCTGTCGTCCTCTTCTACAAAAGCTTTATCTAGGTTAATGGTTTCTTCTTCTTTTTCTTCAACTTTTTTTTCTACATCACTATTCATTGAAATCTCCTTTTTCATGTAAGTGTTCCTTTATCTTATCATGAATATAGGATAATGCAGATATTTCACCCATTAAAAATTGATATTTTTCCATATCTTTTATGCCGCCTGACATTAAGATATCTTTGATTTGTTCCTCTCTTTCACTCAAATCCTTACGGACCGCATGAATAAAATCATACCTGTCCATATTTTAAAAAATGCCGTTGAACTTATTGCCTCTTAAAGCAGCTCCTTTACCTCTGCTTACTCCTTTGCCGTAACCGGGTTTGTGTGCTTTATCCACCTTTACCTTTTTTGGTTGCGACAGGGCAATGCTTCCTTGACCTTTTATTGTTATGGAAGTTTTTGCTTTCATGTGTTACTCCTTATTTAGTTTTCTTTTTTGTAGTCTTTTTGGCTACTGTTTTTTTCTTAGCAACTGTTTTCTTTTTAGCTACAGTCTTTTTAGCTTTCTTTTCAGGTGCTTTACCACCCTCCCATGCTTCATTTACATCAGGAGTTGATAGGTCATCTGCTATGTAATGACCACTGTCATCTCTAGCTCTTTCAACCTTTTCTACTATTGGTGTAACTTCATCTAATGCTTTGTTTTCAGCTTTCTTTTGTTTAATTTGTTGTACTATTTTTTCGTTTATTGAACTTGTCATTTATTCATCCTCGCTTGTAAGTCTATTAGTTTTAACTCAGCTTGTTGCTGTAGTCTTTGTTTGGCAATGTCGTTTTTCTCATTACCAATTAAAGCTTGTTGGTCAGCTTTTTGTTGTTGTAATTGAAGCTCGGTACCGCTTTCCATAGCATCTTGTTGTTCTTTAGCCATAAACTGTTGGTTTTTCATTTCAATCTCTTTATCACGCAATCCTAACTCTTGTTGTCTTATTGCCACAAGTGGGTCGTCTTGCTGTGGCGGCTGTACTGAAGTTAAAAATTCATTTGATAACTGTGCAAGTATTGGCGAGCTTAATCCCTCAATAATACCTTGTA